GGTCACGACTTTTTGGATAGTTACGCTGATCGGTATGATTTCTATCATCGTATCGAGAAAAGAATCCCCTTCGATCTTGAGTATTTCAACAAGATCACTAAAGGTGGATTGCCGCAAAAGACCCTTAACATTGCTCTTGCAGGTACTGGCGTCGGTAAGTCTCTGTTTATGTGCCATGTGGCTGCTAGTTGCTTGGTTCAGAACTACAACGTTCTATACATTACTCTAGAAATGGCTGAAGAGAAGATCGCCGAACGCATTGACGCGAATCTTCTCAACGTCTCTCTTGATGATCTCATGAACATGCCGAAAGACATGTATGAGAAGCGCATGGGTAAACTAAAAGAAAAGGTTAAAGGCAAGTTGATTATCAAGGAATATCCAACCGCCTCTGCCAATCCAGCACACTTCCGTGCATTGATCAATGATCTGGCTTTGAAGAAGAACTTCCGTCCAGATATAATTTTCATTGACTATCTAAATATTTGTGCGTCGGCTAGAATCAAGGCAGGTGCGAATGTCAACTCGTATACCTATATCAAAGCGATCGCTGAGGAACTTCGTGGACTCGCGGTTGAGAACAACGTACCTATTGTTTCAGCTACTCAGACAACTCGCTCAGGATTTAGTAACTCTGATCCTGGGCTGGAAGACACTTCAGAGAGTTTTGGTCTCCCTGCTACTGCTGACTTTATGTTCGCTCTTGTTAGTACTGAAGAACTGCAGCAATTAAATCAGTTGCTTGTGAAGCAGTTGAAGAATCGATACAACGATCCTAACCTTCATAAGAGATTTACTATTGGTGTAGATCGCGCAAAAATGAAACTGTATGACCTTGAACAGAAGGCACAAGACGCTGTAATGCAAGAAGCAGAATCAAAACCTGTCTTTGATCGCGGACGTAGCACAGACAAGTTTAAGAATCTAAAGGTATGAAATTAGAGAAGGTTCAGAAGAAAATTGATAAACTCTACCCATCTTGGGTCGGAGAGAAATCTGCACCTTCTATTATCCGTGGACTAAACAAAACATTCCACAAATCTATAATCTACTTTACATCAAATAGATACGATGAAGAATATTTCGAGCATCACTCAGTAATCGTCTCTGGACAATATTGTCCAAGAATTCTGTCTACTATTCCAGAGAATATTCTAATAACGTTATCTTTCCCAAAGAAAAGTAAAAAAGTCAAGATTACGGAAAGGGAAGCCAAACATTTGGCTGTTAAGATAACACGAGCCATTCATCACGAATATAGACACAAACATCAGCAACGTGGGCGTGGATATGTCTATACAAAGCAATACACTCCGAAACGAAAACAAGATCGTTTGAAGGTCATGTATTATGGTAATCCAGACGAGATTGATGCTCATGCATATGAAACACAGGCTGAGAAGTTCGATATAAATAAGTTACGAAAGGCTCATAAAATTGGCTGGAGAGAATCTGAAGCCATCTTTATGTATCGCATGCATTTCCGAAAGAGCGATCCAAAGGTCTGGAAACGATTTCTAAAAAAGGTCTACAAGAATGGCAAAATTAAATGAAGGAGATGTGATTGAGGGCATATTCACAATTGCTCTTTCATTATATTTGGCATACAATAAAGTAGAAAAGAATCAACTAAACAAGATCAGAACAAAAGTTGATACAAAAATGTTTTCCACTGGTCGTTTTAAGTATACGATTGCAGAAAACATAAAACGACAAAATAAGAAAAAACCACCAGACTTCTTCAACGTCGCATTTGAGATGCGACTTAAACCAGAATCCGTGTCTGGCGCATTCGATAAAGAATACAACGTACTATATAAATCATCAAAAGATGTCGGATCAATTGATAAGAAAATCAATCAATTAATCGCCTCTATCAACAATGCATCATTCGCAAGAAAAGTAGATGCTGCTGTTATGAACTTCTTGAATAACAATTATGGCGAAGTCGTAACATTCACAGTAGTTGCAGATGGAATTGAGGGTGAGTCTAGCGGTGGTGAAGTTAAAGGTGACGTTAAATTAGAAATTTATGCACAACGCAAAGGTTCTTCTAAGAAGATTTTATCTGAAGCACTTCCGTTCTCTTTGAAGTCTGAAAGTGTTACTGTAGCAAATCTCTCGCCTTATAGGGGCATGCTAGATTTCGCAAGCGCAATGAAGATAAAGTGGGATGCGAAAGAGAAATATATAAGGTTGAGTAAACCATTTAACGGACCTGCTGAACAAAAGTCTAAGTTTCAACTTATTACTGCAATGTATGGAGACTTAAAGAAACAAGTGATCAAGAAATCTAAGGATCCAAGTTTCTCTAAGACAGCCTTTATGTTCTTGAGAAAAAGTATATTTGGTTCAGATTTGGCGCATGTTGTTGATGTTACATCAGGTGGTGTTAAAGAAATAACTCCTGAGTATTTTGATTCTCTTCAGAAAACAACAAAACTTGGGGTTGAAGAAAGAGGAAATAATTTAGTTTTCTTTGATACAAAAACGAAAAATCCAGTTTTTCAAATTAGAACTAAATTGAGACCTCCTCCTGCAAATGAAGCAAAATTTTATTTGGAAGTCGGTAAACTAATTTATACAAAATAATAATGAGGCTTTATGACTATATTCGTGACTGGTGGTTTGGGATTTATCGGTTCTAATTTTGTAATCTCGCACCTTAAAAAATATCCTAATGATATGATTGTTGTTCTTGACAATCATTCATACGCAGCAAATAGTTATAATCTAACTGGACTTGATCAAAATTCTCAAGTCGTGGTTCAGCGTTGTGACATTCGTAATATTAACAGACTTGATCAATTATACTATGACTATGATCCAAAAATTACTTACCATTTTGCAGCTGAGTCTCATGTTGATAATTCTATTGACGGTGACGATATTTTCCTCAGCACTAATATTAATGGCACTCACAACATTCTAAAGTGCATAAAGAAATTTGGTGGAAAACTCGTCCATGTTTCTACTGATGAGGTTTTTGGAAGTTTAAATCACGATGACCCTCCATTTACCGAGACCACTCCATATAATCCTCGCAATCCATATTCTGCATCAAAAGCAGCCAGCGATCATCTAGTTCGTTCATATGTTAACACTCATGGTATTGAGGCAGTTGTCACTAACTGCTCGAATAACTATGGTCCTCGTCAGCATGGCGAAAAGTTTATTCCCACAGTTATTCGCCACATTAAAAACAATACACCAATCCCAGTTTATGGAACAGGTCAAAACGTTCGTGATTGGATTTTTGTTGACGATCATTGCGAGGCATTACTTGCTATTGGAGAAAATTTCAAGAAAGGCGAGCGTTATAATATTGGTGGCGGTCATGAGATGAGTAATCTAGAAATGGTCACATTGATTCTTGATCTCATGGGTAAGCCAGTGAACATGTATCAGAACTGGATTAATTTTGTAACAGATCGTAAGGGTCACGATTTTAGATATGCCATGGATTCTACGAAAATTGAAAAGGAACTTGGCTGGAAAGCAAAAACTAAAATTGTGGATGGCTTGAGGAAAACATTGGAGTGGTATGATGCGTAAAGGAATTATTTTATCAGGTGGAATGGGAACACGACTATACCCATGCACTGAAGTCACATCAAAGCAGCTGCTTCCAGTTTATGATAAGCCGCTGGTATATTATCCGCTATCGACATTGATGATGGCTGGTATCCGCGATATCATGATTGTAAACTCGCCGAATGATGCAGAAGCATTCAAACGTCTGTGTGGTGATGGTTCTCAATGGGGTATTAGCATTTCTTATGCAATTCAAAACGAACCAAAAGGCATTGCTGAGTGTTTCCGTATCTGCGAAAAATGGATCGGAAAGGATGATGTGACGCTCATTCTTGGTGACAATATTTTCTACGGCAATGAATTAATCAATCGTTTTAATTCAGCAACGTGGAATAATGTCGGCTGCACTTTATTTGCATATCATGTAAGCGATCCAGAAAGATTTGGTGTTGTTGAGTTAGATAATGATGGCAATTTAAAAGCCATTCTAGAGAAACCAAAGTATCCACCGAGCAATTATGCAGTCACTGGGCTTTACTTTTACGATAATAAAGTAGTAGACTATGCATGGCAGATCACTCCTTCTGCAAGAGGCGAGTTAGAAATTACAGATATTAATAATCTATATTTGAAGCATCACGATGTAAAGGTTGAATATCTCAATCGTGGCATTGCGTGGATTGATACTGGTACGTTTGAATCACTTTCAGAAGCATCAGTATTCGTGGGTTCTGTTCAACGCAGAACTGGTATGATGATCGCATGTCCTGAAGAAATTGCATTTAAGAATGCATGGATTACTGAAAATCAAGTTCTTGCTGCAGCAAACAAATATCACAAATCTGATTATGGAAAGTATTTGAGTAAAATACTACTACAACATGAATATATTAGTCGTCGGTAGAGGTTGGGTTGGTCGAAAGATTTTCGACCAATTAGTTATCAAAGGTCATGTGGTCACAATATGCCCACATTATAAGGCTGAACTTGCTATTCAGCAGCATAGTTATGATTGGGTCATAAACTGTGCTGGCATAACAGGCTCACCAAATGTAGATGCATGCGAGAAAATTAAACGAGAAACAATGGAAGCAAATGGAATTTTTCCACTGAGACTTATGGAACTTTGCGATTCTGTTGATACAAGATTTGCGCACTTCTCGAGCGGATGTATCTACGAAGGGGAAATTGAAGATGTTTATGCGGATCCCAATTTCTTCGGTAGTGCCTATTCAATCAGTAAGGGTGTGTCGGATCTCTTGTTAAAAGATCGATGTTTGCTTTTTAGAGTACGTTTGCCATTTGATGGAACAAATAATTCAAAAAATCTTCTGCAAAAGTTGTACAATTATTCAAAATCAGGTAAACTAATGGAAGGTGGGCTAAACTCAATTACAGATATTGACGAAGCAGTAGAACATGCGATCGACTTGATTGAAAAGGATGCAAGTGGTCCTTTTAATCTTGTCAATTGGGATCCAATCACCAATCATGAAATTGCTGACATGATGGGATTAGATTGCCAATGGTATACGCAAGAAGAATTTGTTGGTGTAACTGCTGCTCGTCGATCTAATTGTGTCATTCCTGCTTATGAGAGAATGTCGCCTGTTAAAATCGCTTTGACTAAACGTATTGAACAATTTAAGGAAACATTATGAGTGACGTAAAACAAATGATTGAAGAATTGGTTGCTGCTGTCGGCACACCGAAGTATGCTTACAATTGCAAGGAATTCAATCCTGAAAAGGATACTGTTTTCTATTCTGGTCCATATTGGGATGAGAAAGAAGTTATCGCTGGCGTCACAGCATTTCTTACAGGCAAGTGGCTTGTTTCTGGTGAGAACGTTGCGAAGTTTCAGTGGGCATTCTGCCGCAAGTTCAATGTGAAGCATGCGCATATGGTGAACTCTGGTTCATCAGCCAACCTAACAATGGTCGCTGCACTCAAGAAACACTTGGGTTGGAAGGATGGCGCAGAAGTAATTGTATCGCCTGTTGGGTTCCCAACTACGATTGCTCCATTGGTTCAGAACGGATTGACTCCTGTATTCGTTGATATTGAAATGGATACTCTCAATTTCAATCTTGACAACGTTGAGAAGTGGATCACTGACAAAACAGTTGCTGTTTTCGTTTCACCTGTTCTTGGTAATCCGCCAGACATGGATCGTATCGCAAAGTTTTGCGCAGAGAATGACATTTATCTTATTGGCGATAATTGCGACTCACTTGGTACAAAGTGGGATGGCAGATTATTGACGGATTATTACTATGCGTGGACAACATCTTTCTATCCTGCTCACCACATTTCGACAGGCGAAGGCGGCATGGTTTGCTCAAACGACGAGCAACTCATCAACACTGCTCGCAGC